TTGGACAGGAGCTACAGGCTGGACTGGCTGGACAGGTGCTACAGGTTACACTGGTTACACAGGCTATACTGGAGTCACCGGAGCTACGGGCTGGACTGGTTGGACAGGTGCTACCGGATGGACTGGAGCTACCGGTTGGACTGGAGCTACAGGTTGGACTGGTTGGACCGGTTGGACTGGTGCTACTGGTTATACTGGATACACAGGTTACACTGGAGTCACAGGAGCTACGGGATACACAGGCCCAACAGGACCTGGACTCTCGTACGCCGGAACTACGGGAGCCATGATGTTTTACGGCGGTTCGGGAGTGGGTATTACTGGAAGTTCTACAATCTACACTCCTTCAACTGGAATAACCAAGTTTAATGGAAATATTGATATGAATTATAACAATATCGCGAACTTAGGAACTGATGGATTCTCATTCAATGTTGTTGGAGCACCGAATATAACATTTTCTACCCCACCAGGTTCTAGTGGAACGACTGGAACCTATACATACTACGTGATTACTGCGAGCTCAACAATAACTGTGAATAATGGAATTACGGGTGTAGCTTATTTTGCCTTAGGCGGTGGAGGAGGTGCTGGCTATAATGTAGCTGGTGGTGGTGGTGCTGGTGGATTACAAACGAACGATCCTAGATTATCTGGAACTGTTCTTTCCGGGCAGTACAATTCAGGATACCTAACAATACCGTCTGGAACATACGCCGTAACAGTGGGTGCTAGTGGACCAGGACAAGTTGCACAGGGCCCTTCGTCTGCTAGTAACGGTGGAAGTACTGTATTTTCTGGAACCGGAATAACCACAATCACGGCGTACGGAGGTGGTGGCGGCGGTAGCGTGTATAGCGGTGTAGGTACTCCTGGTGCGATGGGCGGATGTGGCGGTGGTGGAAACGGTAATGGAACACAAGCTGGTGGTGGTGTAACAGGTGGTCAAGGATACGTTGGTGGTGGTGGTGGAAATACACCAAGTTATTATTTGGGAGGTGGCGGCGGTGGTATTGCTGGACCGGGTCAAAATCAAACTGGAGGTGGTGGTGGAGCTGGTGGATCGGCGCTTACTTACTATGCGACTGGATCGGCATATGGCGGAGGTGGAGGTGGTGGAGCGTATCCTAATACATATCCTGGCGGCGTTGGCGGCGGTGGTGGAGCTGGTAATGGAACTTCAAGTGCGACTGGATTATCGGCAACAGTGAACTCTGGATCAGGCGGCGGCGGCGGGCTTCCGAACGGTGGTAATGGTGGGTCGGGAGTGTTTATTCTCTTAGTTCCCACACTTCAAACAGCAGCTACAGTGTTAACCCCATTAGGATCTATTGCTATCGACAGTGTTAGTAATAACTTACTCATCTCGGCAACTAAAGGTCTAGGTATTACCGGTATAACAGGTCCTATAGGCTCAACAAATAATTTGACATACAACAGTTCTAGTGGAGTGGTGAGTTACAGTAATAATTTCACGACTCAGTCTGCGTTCGGCGCAACATCAGGAACAATAGTCACTGCCAATAATCTGCAGTTTCGATTTAATCCAACTCCTGGATCCGTTTGGCCACAAGTAAGAGGTAATTCAGCAACTCCAACTATAAATTGGTCAGGAACTGCTAGTATAAATTCATTGGGATCTACTGCACTTGCATTTTCAAATGGTGGCACTACTCTAAGTAGTAGTACGTGGACGAACTTTTTTTCATCAAATAATATGAGTTCAGGTGGGGATAGTGCGATTATTAATATTCAAGACCAAACTAATTCGTTCGCTTATCGTGCAACGTGTATAAGAGGCACAGCATCCGATGCTAGTGGCGGATCAGGGTCTATTATTGTGGAAAGGTTATTGTAGTAACTTCAAGCCTTGCAAGCGTGTAAGTTTATGATATTTCCAGTAATGGTGTACGAAAATTCAATACCTAAAAACTTTGACTGGAACGCGATAGTAAGGGGTGCAATATATGTTCCGGTGAGGTAAAAGATATACTCTTGCATATCTCGTACTTTACCATCAGAGCATGGTGATGGATGAATTAGAGCAACTGATAAAACCTGGTAATCTACCGGAAATCCAGCCGAGGCCCATTGAATGAGGTTCTGCTGAATTCCAGACGTGCTGGGATGAATAATGAAATCCATAGCGGCTTTGTCCGTCGCTTCAGACTCCTTCGTTGTGTCGTGATACTGAATCAGATCATCTAACGTCATCAGGTAAGTAACCCCAGTTACGCCCGCATCTCCCGTGACTCCAGTGACTCCAGTGACTCCAGTCATTCCAGTTACGCCAGTAGCTCCAGTAGCTCCAGTCATTCCAGTTACGCCAGTTACGCCAGTTACGCCAGTTACGCCAGTTACGCCAGTCATTCCAGTAGATCCAGTGTCTGCCATTTTACAATAAACTAGGATAAGAATAATGATATCCCTTCTCTGGGTTTTCGTAGGTACGCTAGTCGGTATGTTAATTGTCGCAGTCTTCTCGCCTCCTCCTCGCGACGAAAAGGGTGTACCCACTCCTGACTCGAAGCATCCGTTCCATACCGCTACAGGCTGCGTAAAGTTCAAGGCCGTATCGGTGCCGTGCGACGGCAAGCAAACGTCCCTCAATTTAGTCGCGTCACAGTAATAATAGAATGATCAGCAAGATCATTGGGATATTCCGTAACGAAAAGGCCGTTCCGTTCCTGTCTTTCTTAATTGGCTTAGGGGTCACGATCATGCTGTTCCATCGTCCTATCCCTGTTCGCCAGGCTCTCTCAGTTCCCGCTGGAGACATTGAGGGTCGTGTAGTCCGTCATGGCGATAAGTGTATTAAGTACGTCGCGGAAGATGCTGAATGCGAATTACCTTCTTTTAAATAAATGGAAGGCGCAACTGATTTGAGTGATCTGCTCGGAGCCGGACCTGTTCAGAATCCATCACTCCCCCAGTCCACGACTTTTTCCCCCATCGTCACCGGAGGCACTGATCCATTTGTAACTAACGGGTTCTCGGATGCCCAGCCCCATAAGCCAGCTGCCACCCTCCATAGCAACTCCCATATGTTTGCTTCAGTACGGTATGCAGTTAAAAATCTGGTTACCTATTTCGGCTTCTTTTTGGCGGCGATGATAATTTCTTTATCTACTCCCCGTTCTTTGATTCTTCAGTATATTCCTAATACGTACACGTCTGGCGGTGTCCCGTCATACATGGGAGCAGCTATCCTTGCCGGAGTCGCTGTCGCCATCGCTTACGTTGTGGGCACACTTGGTGCCTCCCTGATTTGAACCAGCATAGAGAACCTTGAGTAGCCCGTACTTCTTAATACACTTCTCCAGAAACTTGACGCATGAGGCGCAAGGTTTAGAGTACATGATCTCACTCTGTTTATTAATTCGCACTACCGTCAGAGTACAACCACGAAGTTGTGACACGTCACCTAGACTTTTCACAACTGCGCGTTCTGCATGTATCGTTTGGTTTGAGTATCCGCACCCACGAGACCGGGAGCCAACCCTATTACGGGAACTGGCAATCTCCTTGCCATGCTTGGTTATCGTCGCATAGTGGAGGTGGGTGTTCTGAAACACCTGAGAGTACTGCATTTTGTAACGTTCTTAAAGTTACTCAAACCGTATTCGTTTTTCGTTTAAAATGTTCGAGAGGTATAGGAACAATGAGTCGGGGTTGGCAAATAGATCCACCTGCTAGGATTCATACAAATATACTCTTTGGTCCCGGAATGTACTTGAATCCAGGTTTCGTCCGGGCCCACAATATAACTCATGTCGTAAACTGTGCGTTTGATAAAGATAGCCCTACATGGTTCAGAACAAAGTATCCGGACAATTATGCGTGTATTGAAGCTCTCGACAGTAAAGATGAAAACATTCTGAAATGGTATCCAAAATTTGAACAGACAATGAATACCTTTTTACGTAGTCCCGAATCACGCAATATTTACGTTCACTGTCAGTGTGGAATTAACCGCTCCGGATTTTTGGCTCTGATGTTTGTGTGTAAGAAGTTCGGGTATCCTGTAGATATCATGACCACGGCTATTCTGAAACAACGTCCATGTGCCCTGACGAATCCTGAATATAAGCGCCAAGTAAAATCACAATTAGAACACAATGGCGGATCTCGGCGCGAACTCGCTGTGGAGTGATATTTCCAATGGTGCGAGCAATGTCGAAACCAATTTAATGGGTCCAGCGTACAGTTATGCTGATAACATTCCTACGACCGGAAGTCTTGGTGTAGGGTCAGACGGCTCTTTCAATCAGATGGGAACAAATTTAGGAGCGGTAGGTACGTATGTCGGCACCATGACGTCTGGGACTCCTTTGGGTAATCAGTATTACGTGAATACTGGCGGGACGTGTACTGCACCTAACGGATCCTTGCAGTCTCGATACAACTACATTAACAACCTGAGTTCCGGATTGATTCCCGGAGTCATTGGAGATATTGAAGGATTGAATCCTCTGTACCTAATGAATTCTCTCATGTCTGCCTCATCTCCTCCTTGCAAGTGTTATCAGTGTCCAGTAACGTCTGGAGGAGCATTCCAGTTCTTATCTCCAGATCTTTCTCCCGATTTTGATCCGTCATTATGTAAGGTTGTTGATCCTTCAAAGTGTCCACAGACCCCAAGTACCGAGAGTTTTTCGAACGATACGCTCGTTCCCACCATCATTGCTGGAATCGCGCTGTGCGCAATTATCCTTCTTCGCAAATGAATGAATTTAAGGCAAAGTAATTTGAATGGCATAATGGACAACATCTTTCGTATAAAGCGACAGCGAGACACAACGTCCAAAAAGACCGACGTTGTTTCTGGTACCCTGGATTCAGTTCACCAGTCTATAGTGACTGGAATACGCGATGAAACGACGAATGGAGACGATTTGAGACTTCATTTGAAGCAGATGGAGAAAGAACTTGCCGTTCTAGAAAAGTCTGTTATTTTATCAGATATTCTGAAATCTTCTAAGCTTCGCGAGGAAATCCGAGATTTAACGGATAGATTAGATCAGATTAATCCCTTAACCGATTACTACCTGAAGAATGCCGATATTATGCTGAAATACTACGGATCCGGCGAAAAGATTCAACACACGAGTGTTCCGGCTGATCAGAACACGTTCGTGAAATATCTGACCCAAACGGTTTCCGAAACAGTGGCTCCATCCAAAAAGAAGTTATTCGATGAGTTTGCGACACGTATGAAACTGAATACTGGCGAACCGGCAGAAGTACGTAAGGCTGTGACTGAACATTGCGAGAAGTGTAATATCGCTCGCGAAGAATCGTCTGATGAAGGTATCCTGGTCTGCCCTACCTGCGGATCGGAAGAGTATATGCTTGTGGTATCTGATCAACCAAGTTTCCGCGATCCTCCCAAGGAGCGTAATAATTACGCTTACAAGAAGATCAATCACCTGAACGAGATTTTGAACCAGTTTCAGGCAAAGGAATCTACCATAATTCCGAACGAAGTCATGAACGAAGTTGTCTTGGAAATCAAGAAGCGACGTATTCAGAACGTGGCGGAATTGACCGAGAAAGATATGCGTGAAATCTTAAAAAAGCTGAATAGATCAAAGTACTATGAACACGCAACGCATATCATTTCACGCCTTAATGGCAACCCTCCTCCAACGATTACTCCGGAAATAGAGGAAAAAATCCGGGCAATGTTCCAGGAAATCCAAGCGCCTTTTTTGATTTATTGTCCCGATGACCGAACCAATTTTTTGTCATATTCATACATTCTCTATAAGTTCTTTGAACTCCTAGAGTTAGATGAGTATAAGGTTTATTTTCCGCTGTTGAAATCTCGCGACCGTCTAATTGCTCACGATTTCATTTGGCAGAAGATTTGTGATTATTTGAAATGGGAGTTTATACGGAGTGTCTAATGGAGAGCCTTCCACACTAGCTTGTGCGTCAGAGTCCATACAACGCCGAACACTACAGCGTGCGTCAGGGCGACCGTCGTGCGTGATCCGCCTGGGGGTAGAGACAGCACTACACCGGGCGTCAGTACAAAGAAAAGCGCAGCTGCGTAGAGAGACATCCACCACATGTTGTATACTTTTGTCTGCGATAAAATTCAAATGCAGGCTGCACCCCGGAAGTTACTAACATCTATGCGGCCGACGATTGCAGTTCGCGATCCGTTGAAGCCTCTGAATCTCCAGTCCAGCTCTCGTGCACTACCAGTACCTGATATACCTAAGACCGCATTTACGCCTATGGCTCCTCGTAAGACGGCTGGACGCAAGCGCCGTGGTCGCAAGGGTGGGAAGGGTCGCAAGACTCGTCGTCATCGTAAGTAAGGCTTTCACATTATTTTCTTCTTCAAGAGCATATCAATGATTAGTCGCTGGGGGTATCATCTCATCGTAGATGCTGCCAACTGTGTTCCTAGCTCCATCCGTTGTGCCCGTAATATTGAACAGTTCACCCACACTCTTGTTAAGCGCATTGATATGGTTGCTTATGGCAAGCCACAGATCGTAATGTTTGGAACAGGCAATAAGAAAGGATACACACTTGTTCAGCTTATTGAAACGTCAAATATCACCGCCCATTTTGTCGAGGAGTCAAATGATATGTACCTCGATGTCTTTTCGTGCAAGCAGTTTAATCCGGCTATTGTCGAAGCGGTTCTCAATAAACACTTCATGCCTAAAAATGTTAAGACTCGGTACCTTGAGCGCCAGGCGGAACACAAGCCGGAACCTGGATGGTAAAAAGGTGTTGACGCTTCCGTCAAACACCGTTTATTAGACTCAGTCGAGCTTGTCGAGGTCGCGTGCCCACTTCTCAATGCGGGCGATCTCCTTGCGGGCCGGCTCGATCTTGGCGATCAGTCGGTAGCATTCCTGCTTGTCGCCCACAGCGGTAGCACCATCGATCTCCCACTGGAGTGCATCGATGTGCTCCATCATGCAGTGGTAGCGGTCGGTCTCGAGGTAGCGCTTGGCTGCCTTGGCACGAATCATAGTCCACGCCTTGATCTGCATGTTGTCCTGTGCAGTCTTGGTGGATCCGCGCGTCTTGGCGAGCGTCTCCATCTGGTGCGAGCAGTAGTGCATGGTTGTCATGCAGTCCTCGCTGGTCACCGCCTCCTTGGCGATGGGCATGCCCCAGTAGAGCTTGCCGTTGTTGAAGCTGGCGACCATATCCTTGTTGGTGCGGTTGTCAGCAGTTGAAATACCGAGCGCCTTCTTCAGAGGCTCGGCGTCGAGGCACTCATCGCCCCAGTTGAACTCCGCAATGGGTCCCAGGGCAGTCTTGTAAGACGGCTTGAGGACAGACATGGCGGATGTAGTTAGTATTCCTCAATTTCTTAATAAAAACGTTTCCGTTTTACAGCAGGATCATCACGTCTCCGTAGATGTAGTCGCCCAGGTAGCCGATATTCTTCAGCTTGTCGTACTGAATGTACGCCTCGGGCTTGATCTCGACGTCTGAGCCCATCACTGTGGCGCGCAGGTTGAAGTTGAGCCAACTCTTGTTGGGGATGTTCAACGTCCAACGGACAATCTCGTCCATGTTCTCCATGTCATTTGGCACGCCTCGCACATTTAGGTTATCATCCACGATCAGACGATCTTGGATGGTATCCCAGTAAATTGTAACTTCCGGGTTTCCGCACTGCACGCGGCAGATCTTGGTAGCCGTCTTGGCGTGAATCATATTGTTTAACCAGCTGTGATCCATGGTGTCTTAGTACATTTTCAGAATTACTTAAAAATGTTTCCGTTTTTAGTAAGCGTCCGTATCACGCGGGCAAGTCTGATGAGGATCAGAGCTTGAAATACAGTCTCCTGAAGGGCACTGCTTGTATCCTTCTGGGCACTTCGGGTTTACCTTGGTATCAGGATTACCGAATCCCTCCATCATTGGGACTACGTACTTGAATACAACCCAAAGCAGAGCTCCTGCAAGAACAGTCATAACCAGTGGATTCTTGTGCCACATTTATATATTACTACTCTAATTTCCAAACGTAGTAAGGTCGGGGACTCTTGCCGTACCCTTCATAGTAAAAAGCGCCTTCGTACTTGAGTTCAGGATGAGCATCTTTCACGTGATCTTTCATAATTTGAATGAACGGCGAGCTAGGGCGATCTTCAATATACAAAACAATATGACCTCCATCTTCAAGGTGCTTTACTGACTTCTTGAAGAGTGGAACCATAAATTCGTCCATGAAATCATCTACCGATTCCCATCCTACCATCTTATCGTACTTTTCAATCGTATAAAATGGCGGACTGGTAAAAACTAGATCGTACTTGCCCGAAATCCGGACATTTTGGAACTTTCCGTCTTTTACGCGGTATTTCAACGGATCTGCGCCAGTATCTTTAATGATAGCCTTGTATGCCGACTGCATACTGGAATTGGAATCTACGCCCAAGTATTCGCATCCGTAATCTATTGCGCACCGTAACCTGTCTCCCCATCCAGCCGTAGGATCTAGCCACTTTTTAGGCTTGAACATTTTCAGAACCTGCATTCCAACTTCATATGGGTACAGAGTACACATCTTCACTTTCTTTTGAAGTTGGGGAAGAGTTAGGTCTGGATTCTCTTTCCACACATCGAGTGGAACGGGATTATCTCCAAAGCGACAAGACAACCTTTGCTTTAAGGAATACTTGTCGGTCAGGTCATTGATTTCCCAGTTTTTTGATTTTGGTATTATTAGACGTTTTCCACGAAACGTCTCCATTACTCTTTAGGCAGAGGTTTCCGTGGGCGTAGGAACCGATCCAGCGCCGGGGTTGTACGTCGGGCCTCCGGTGGCCACACACTCATTTCCCTGCTCTACAAATCCATTGGGGCATACGGGTCCAAAGTTTCCGAACTTCTCAAGGTAACCCTTGATATTGACCCAGTAGTAGCGCATGACTAGGCTCGTGACTACCGCGAATAGTAGGCCATGCACTAGAATAATCGTGCGGCGCGACGCGGTCTTGGACGGCAGCGTTACCAGAACACCGGGGACAAACGCGATAAACAGCAGAGCTGAAAGGATTGAGCTCACGATATCCATTTATATTACATAAAGGATTTCTTTACCCAGTTGCGGTCGGCCTTGAACGTCTTGGAGCGTCCCTTCGAGGTGCGCTTGGTGTAGGTCGACGCGGCATTCAGCTTGCGGAACGTTGATAGAGCACCATACCGCTTGACGGCCTTCTTTAGCGCACCGTGGCGAGCCGTCTTGCTCTTGGTGGCCATGTAACCTACCTTCACAAGCTTGCCTTCCTTTAGAGCACCAATGCCTGGACCGTGCTTCTCTGCCCACTTACCACGGGCTCCCATATCACGAACACGGGAAGCACGGACGTGAACTCCGCGCTTGGTCGTGTATCCGCGGCGGCGAATCGTGCGACCTCCTACCGCAACACGCTCAAAAGAAGGAGAGGCATCGCTAGCATTGTACGAAATTTGATCCTGACCACCACTGCCTCCCTTCATAATAGCGCAACCTGCCATTTATACTTTCTTTGCGAAAAAGCTTGGGCAGCACTTCTTGACCTCGGCTAGGGCGACCTCCTTCACCTTCTCAACCTGTGCTAGTGCAACACCCTCAACCTTCGAAGCTTCCGCGAGCACAGCCTTATTGATTTCGGCCTTCACGAAATCTACCGCCTTAATCACGTGAGGAAGCGCATCATCACACCAATCAATGGCATCCATACGAATGGCCGGCGTGATATCTGCCTTACGGATCTCCGCCTTTAGAGCCTCCGCAACCTGCTTGATCTTGTCGTCAAGGGATAGCTCAGTCTGTAGCTCGACCTCCGCAAACTTAGTTAGCGCAAACTTCATGAGCGAACTCGTGTCAGCACAGTCTACTACTGGTACTACCGCGGGAGTTACCGTAACCGTCGGGGTAAGTTCGACCGCCGCCGAAGTCGTCTCAGTTGGTGCAGACGTAGTTACCGTAGTATCATCAGACATTTTGTTACTACTCGGTAAATAATCTCTAAATGTTAAACTGAGATCTAAAGTCGTGTAAATACAAAATGCGTTGGAATCTGTTGAATTTTTTTGTAGGGTTGGCATCTGCCACCTACTGTTGGGATTCTAATCCACCGGCATCGGCCATGGGTGTCCTTCCTCCATGCTATCTTGGGTCTATTTCTTACCCTACAACTGGAGTCAATCAACAATATTCTTACTATTTTAATACGTCGGTAACGGCACCGTGGTTAGTAGGATTTACTTTTCGCCAAGATCCTGGATTCTGGACATTCACAAACCCAAGTTTAACTTCAGCATTCCCGTATTCTTCTACGCAGCTTCTTCAGAATGCTAATTTAGAAACCGGCGGAAACGTTGTAGTCAACGGTAACTCCGCAAGTGTACCTACTTATTTCCAGGTATGGTACCAAGCAGGTCAACCTCCTCCTGCAGCGGGAACATGGTCGACTGGTCAGTGGTATGATGGGGCCGTAGGAACTTTTGACGGAATTTACCAGGCTTTCAATGCCACAGGAAATGTCACTTATTCTCTCTCATTTTTTGCGAGTGGCACGAATCCATCTGATGGTAATTCGATTCAATTAGGTGTGTACGCACTTCCATGCAATGATCCAACTGCACCGTTGTGGTTATGCATTCCACCGGCTTCTATTGGATTTGATGTAGCTACTATTCCTGCTTCGGGAACTCCAAGCTCATCGGCAGTCCAGACCGTGTCACCTTCAGTTTCGGTAAGTCGGTCTGTATCTCCTTCGACATCATCTAACAAGACTCCCTCTTCGTCTGGTTCGGTAAGTGCGTCTGCAAGTATAGCTAGTACAGTATCATCTATCGCTTCCATTACAACGTCGACGTCAAAGTCCACGGCCGTAAGTCTGAGTCCTTCTCTCAGTCTGACTCTCTCAGGCAGCCCAACTAATAGCATATCAATATCCAGTTCAAGTGCTCCAAGCATTTCGTCGACAAATTCAGGGTCTTCAAGTATTTCTACTAGTTCTTCCTCATCCATCTCTTACTCTTCTTCCATAAGCCAAACTGTAAGTTCTTCCGTCTATCCTACCCTAACCGGAACTGGAACTCTGACTGGAACTGGAACTCTGACCGGAACTGCAAATAGTACATTTACCCCAACTTCTACTGGAACTGGAACTCTGACCGGAACTGCGATTAGCACAATTACACCTACGTTAACTGGAACTGGGACGGGAACCCAGACTCCAAGTGGAACTTCCACCAAAACTGGAACTTCGAACTCAACTCAATCGTCAAGTATTTCTTGGACTGGAACAATGAACTTCAGTATCACTGGAACTGAAACGCTAACGGGAACAACTACGACGTCACCGTTATTTGCTTTCATTTCGTACTCTGCGACGCCTACCTTATTCTCGGCCAGCACGTCTCCCCTGTTTGAATTTACGCCATATCCTACGTTATCTACAACCCCAACTACCTCAGTGAACTTAACTGCAGCTGGTCTGGCCGCTGCATCTTCCAGTAATACAGGCACCATTCTCGGTGGTCTTGCCGTAGGAATGGTGGGTATTTTAGGCGCAGTTATGGTTTTTATGAATACGCCAACCAAAACAATCAATAATTTCCTAGTGAACGTGATTAACCGAGCACCTATCCCACAATCATTAAAGAATGCGATCGGTGATGATCCTATTGGAAAACTTAAATCGGTACGTTCAATGGTATCTGATCCTAAATCAGTAATTGATGAGCTACCACTTCCAGATAGTGTAAAGGAAATGGCAGATAGTGTATTGCCGAATAGCGCAAACGATATTGATAAGGTAAAATCTAAAGTTACATTTGCACCCGAATCTACCGCTGAGAGCGTAATTGTTCCGGTAGTTGCCGCAGCAGTAGTGGCTACAGTAGTAGCTAAGACTGAATCTACTCCCAAACCAGCGCCAGCACCAGCACCTGCTCCTGCTCCTGCTCCTGCTCCACCTCCAACTCCAAAGCCAGCTCCGACAAAACCACCTGGAATCGCAGATAAACCTAAACCAGCTAACACGGCAACTCCTGCTCAGCAGAAGCAGAATGACGACAAGAATAAGAAAGCTAAAATTGAACTGAATGCGGCAGATTTAGCGAATGTTCAGGCTTTTTTGAAGCAGAAGGGAACTGAACATAAAGTTATTCAGTAGTTTGAGATTTCGGGCACGAAGAACATCCGGGCTTGGGATCGGCGACTTTAATCTTAGATGAAATTGAGTAAGCGTAAAGTCCAACCACTAGTAGAGCACCCAGACCCATCAGGATAGTCGTCCAAGAGATCGTGAACATTTATTATTTACACCTATCGGAATCTATAATTTTAAACCGAATGAACAATCATCTCCTCGATAACTTTTATGTTATCGCGGTGATGACGAACCCTGAGCGTTACAAGAAGCGCCCACAGCTATTTCGTGAGTTTCAGGCACGAATGGCGAAGTACGGTGCAAAACTGTATGTCGTAGAGGGTGCGTATGGCGACCGCGAGTTTGAGGTGACTGAAGCGGAGAATCCTCGTCATATCCAGGTACGTACGGACTCCGAGCTCTGGCATAAGGAGAATCTCATCAATATCGGTATTTCTCGTCTGCCTCCTAACTGGGAGTACGTTGCTTGGCTGGACGGCGATATTGATTTTGTTCGTCCCGATTGGATGGAGGAGACGGTTCATGAGCTCCAGCATCATCCAGTAGTTCAGATGTTTGAGGATGCGGTAGATCTCGGCCCCAACCACGAAATTATGAATACTGCTAAGGGATTTGCTTTCTGCTACAAGAACGGCGAGCCTTATGGAAAGATGGTATCCAAGTCTGCAGAGCATGAGGGTTGCGAACTACCGTCGGAGTACTATGAGGCAGAGTACGGTAACGGTATTTACTGGCATCCAGGTTATTGCTGGGCTGCGACGCGTGCAGCTGTAAACACTATGGGTGGTCTATTTGACTACGGCATTCTAGGTGCAGGTGATCATCACATGGCATGTGCTCTCATTGGTGAGGCTCAGCGCTCAATTCCCAAGGGCGTTCATCCCCATTACCGCCAGCTCGTACTGAACTGGCAGGAACGTGCTCTGCGTCTCCACAAGAATATTGGCTACGTCAAGGGTACGATCTATCACTTCTGGCACGGTAAGAAGCGCGACCGCAAGTATCGCGACCGCTGGTCTATTATGATCGATAATGAGATTGATGTTCTGGCTCATGTCCACAAGGACTGGCAGGGGCTTTGGACACTATATCCAGGTCACGATGAGTTCCGCGACGATCTGCGCAACTATTTCCAGTCTCGTAATGAGGATTCCATTGACAAGGTATGAGTGAGTTAGAATCTTGCAAATAAACTCGAAGTAAAAAGTGGTTCTTTAGCTCAGTGGTAGAGCGTCTGGCTGTTAGGTATGCAGTTGGCACCGGAATGTCGCAGGTTCAATCCCTGCAAGAACCGTTTTAAGGAACGTAACTCTCAAAGAATAATGGAATACGAATCTGATCGCGCACTTAACGACTCGAAACTAGAAGAGGCTAAACGCAAAGCCCTTTCTGATTTTGATACTTATTTAGGGTTGAAAGGCGATGAGCCAGATACGAGTGGAGTTGAAAAGACATACCAATCTCGGATTGATGGTGTTCCAGTAGATGAGGCTCAGGGGTTCTGGATCAATGGTGGCAAGACTGGTTCAAAGAAAGATGAACCGCTTCCCAAGCCTGAAACGTTTGACCATGATCTACCGTCTCTCCTAAAAGACGGACCAACTACACTTCCTAAAGGCGAGTGGGCCGAATCAAAACTGACTCTTGCCGAAATTGAAGATCGTATGAAGGTTCGTGAGAATGTAGTTCCAGAAGGTGTATCTGGCTTACGTGTAACTGACGCATAATAAGTAGTATGGGTATTCCTTTTTATTTTGCGAGTTTGATCAAGTCCCATCGTGGCATAACTGACAGCGTAAAACGTGGACTTCCACTTGAAGTTGACGTTTTAGGTGTAGATTTCAATTGTTTGATTCATCGGTACCTTAAGGAAGAGCGACCGATTGAATCTATCATCGAGGCATTCGCTTACCTCTTGGAGCACGTATGCAAGGCTAAGAAAGTCCTGATTGCGTTGGACGGTCTAGTTCCGTACGCCAAGATCGTTCAGCAGCGGTATCGTCGTATGCGGATCAAGGAAGAGTCAGTATTTGATCGTAACCTAATTTCGCCAGATACGCCGTATATGCGAGAACTGGAAGCCGCTCTTATCGCCAAGTTTCCGTATGCTGAAATCAGCAAGACGACTGTAGCAGGAGAAGGTGAACATAAACTCATTGTGGATCTGAAAAAGATTCCTGCTGAGAACCGTAAGTCGGTATGCATTTACGGTCTGGACGCTGACCTGATTTTGATTTGTCTCCAAAACAAGGAACTGAGTGATCCACATAAAATGACTCTTCTGCGTGAGAGCGCCGAATTTGATGACCCCAAACTGAAGTCTGCAGAGTTTGCTACTATGAATATTTGGGAACTGTCCACCCAGCTCCCACTTCCGACGGAACAGTATATGGCCTTATCCATCATGTGTTTCGGTAATGATTTCATGCCTAACCTGGGAATGTTCTCGTTGCGCGAAGACGGGTATAATCGTGCGCTCCAATTTTATCAGAACTGTGGAAGTCCTGATCTTTTGACACCTGAAGGTCGCCACACGTTTCTAAAGTACTCTGCTTCGAAAGAGATGGCGGTTTTGAAGGAACGTATTACTTTGCGTAAGCGGCCAGAAGAGAAGGCGGTTCTGGGTAAGGATCATGCCGAGTTTTCACGAAAGTATGGTCTTCATGTACTGGATGGAGTTCTGGATATGAAGCCGGTGGTGGAAGCGTACTGGAAGACTATGCATTGGTCATGGTACTATTTCACTCAAAGTTCACCTATCAATTGGGGATGGGTGTATCCTTATGCGGATGCGCCTCTAGTGTCTGATATCGTAAAATACGCAGAAACTGGAGTACAAAAAGGTAAACTAAATTATACGCTGGCCGATCAACTTCATTTCATTATGCCTGCTTCGTCGCTGAAGAAGACCAGGCGCAAGATCAAGTTTCCCGACGAACTTCATGACGAGGAAACACGTAACCCCTGGCTCAAGCGGCATTTCTGGGAAATGAAGCCCCGTATTTCGCTGCCTTGGAATCCTAACGACCAATTAACGAAAATCGTCCCGATTTCAATGTGAATCCTACCTTTACGGGCTCACCAGTTGACGTCAACCCGGGGATATTGCGACCATTAGCGCTTCGTGTAGGAGAAATATTCTGGAGAACATCTTGTTCTGGAATCTGAATATCAAAATTAGTTTCCCGAAGATTCCAGTACTCGTCATTAATCTTTTTCATCTCGCGAACTGATCGAGACATCATGAATCCTTCAGCATACGGCTGAGCCCAGTTCCGTATTAAGTAATTCAAGTACTGACGACGATATTCTGCAGGAGGAGTGATACGCGTCAGGGCTTGAAGCGTATCTATACTATCGCGAACTGTTTGAACTACCGGTTTATCTAGTCGCATATTCACAGTATTGTGTGCCCGACATACGAACACGAAGAATGCTGTACGACTACTCAGCCAGCTTGGATTCCTTGAAATGTATGATTGGTACATCGTCCCAAAATGATTCTTGCACGACGGACACGAAATCGTCTCTGCAAATAATTCCACAAACTTTTTGGCAATTGCCTTATCTTCTGCTGTAGGGTTCTCTGGATAATTTGAAGCCACAGAGTGTAAAGTTATCCATCCTAAAGGCCCCCAACGGGATGTCATTAATTAATCCGAGGAAATGAAACCTGCCATCATTGCCCCACTTAGCATTTCCCGTTTAATGCGAGGAGGAGTTTCGGAGTTTTTCAGAAGGTTATGCTTCTGAACCAGTTCGTCCACCTTGGCATCAGACATCTTATCGACTTTCCGCTTAATCGTCTTACGACGACGAGACTCTCCCTTATCGGTAAACAATCGAATCGTGTGCTTACGGGACGACTTCTTGAATGGCGGAGGTTTTGCCGGGTCTGATACAGGCCGAACCTTGAGCGTCTTTTTCAAAACACCGCGAGGAAACGTCTTCATACTCTTCTTCTTCCCGGCCTTAAGAATAGGTTTGACTTTAGGTTTGGGCTCTGCGGGTTTCGGTGCTGGAGCTGGTTCAGTGCCTCCAACTTTCACGATTTTATAGATTGGAGACGCTGGTGCCGGTTTCTTCTCAACCATCCTATTATAAAAAACGAATAAATAGATTTACGGACATTGTGACTCATAGAACCATCATGGAGTGGGACGCAATTAAGACTTATTTTAAGAATGGTGTCCCGCGACTTGTAGAGCATCAGATTGAATCGTTTGAGGATTTCATTCGTAACAAGATTCCCCTGATCGTGTGCTCAACCGCACCGATCGTCGTATGGCACGAGCAAGATGAGATTACTAAGAAGTACAAGTACGAGTTTCGGCTTTCGTTTGAGAATATCACGTATACTAAGCCCCGTATTCAGGAAGCTACTGGCCGAATTAAGCCCATGTTTCCCCAGGACGCTCGTACTCGTAACTTTACGTACGCTGCCCAGATGTTTTCAGATATCCGGTTCACGGCTCGGTCTTACAAGGCTCCAACATACGCAACCTTTGACGAAGAAGTCAAGGTATTCGAGGGTGTATCTCTCGGCAAGATTCCCGTTATGCTAGGTTCATCGCTCTGCATCATGAATGATTACCCAATGTCCAAGGAGGAGATCGGAGAGTGCCCTTACGATCCGTTCGGGTACTTCCTGATTCACGGATCTGAGCGTACCATTCTCAGCCAGGAGAAGGTGGCCGATAACCAGATCATGATCTTCCATAACAAGAAGACGGCATCCAAGTACACTTATTCTGCAGAGATGAAGTCGCTACATGAATCATTTACCACTCCGCCTAAGAAGCTGGAGGTTCGTATTTCTGCCAAGTTTAATGGTTATGGTTACCCACTCACAATGTGCGTACCCCGTTTCCGTGAGGATATTCCGCTATGCGTAATGTTCCGTGCTTTCGGTGTAGAGCACGATAAGGATATTGCCGATGTGATTTGGCCGAATGGAGATGATCGTCAGATCTCTTCACTCTCTGCTTCGTTCCGTGAGGCGGCTGATATTAAGGTCTTTACTCGCGATGACGCGATTGAGTACCTGTCTCATCATCTGCAGTACGGTACAACGCAGGAAGATAAGAAGGCATACGTCCGATCTCTACTCGAGACCGAGTACCTTCCTCATGTCCGCTTTGGCGGCGATAAGTCTCCTCTTTCGGTACTCGAGGCACGTAAGGTTCTCCTCACCGGTTGGATCGTGCGTAAGCTCCTTCTTACCGAGACTGGAGTGCTAAAGATTGATGATCGTGATGCTTACCCGAACAAGCGCGTGGTTTCCACTGGTGCTCTTCTGACTCATCTGTTCCGACAGCTGTTCCAGAAGGTGTGTAAGGATATCCGCTCCAAGTTCGTTCACGAGGTGAATAATGATACGTGGAAGAAGCGCGAGACGCCCAGGCCGCTAGAAGTCTTGAACATCAACAATCTGTACAAGATTCTGAAGGTGTCGACGATTGAAGGTAAGCTGAAGCAGGCGCTGGCCACCGGTAACTTTACAGTTCAGGGTCTAGGCACATCTACGGTCTCAACGGCTACCAAGATGGGCGTATCTCAAGTTCTGAATCGTCTGTCGTATTCTGCGACTCTGAGCCACGTTCGTCGTATTCAGACACCGGTAGAGAAGTCGGGCAAGCTTCTGGCTCCACGTAAGCTTCACGGCACGTCCTGGGGATATGTTTGTCCCGTCGAAACTCCTGAGGGTCATTCCGTAGGTATTGTCAAGTCTATGGCCATGCTCACATCGATTACCCAGCACAGCCCAGCAACGGTTGTTCTGACATTTATGAAGGAGCAACCAATCGAATGGATCACCGCGATTCGTAATTATGAGGGCACGATGATCATTCTGAATGGAGTGATTATGGGGTACACTCGTACTCCTGCCGATCTCCACGTAGCTCTGCGCAAGGCTAAGCAGATGTTCAAGATTCATCCGCATACCGGAATTTCATGGAACATTTACCAGAAGATCATCAATATTGAAACTGATGGTGGCCGGTTTGTGCGTCCGCTGTTTCGAGTAGAGAAGGGTAAGATTCTGGATGCTCCAGTAAAGCCAGAAGAGTGGAACGATTGGGTTCGGTCATGTATCGAGTACATTGACCCAGCAGAGACTGAGGTTATTCGTATCGCGATGCGCCCAGATGAGATTGAGCCAGTACATACGCACTGCGAGATTCATCCTACTCTGATTCTGGGTCACATGGCTTCAAGTATCCCGTTCTCTGACCACAATCAGTCGCCGCGTAATACGTACCAGTCTGCTATGGGCAAGCAGTCAATGGGCATCTTTGCCCGCAACTACTCCAAGCGCCTCGATAAGAACGGGTACATTCTCTGCTCGCCAATGCGTCCTTTCGTAGAGACGCGCATGATGAATATCCTGAACACTCACGAGATGCCGTCTGGCGATAACGTGATTGTAGCTATCGGGATTTATGGCGGATACAATCAGGAAGATTCCGTCATTATGAATCGTGCTTCAATTGATCGTGGACTCTTCCGAACTTTGTACTACACCATCTACAAGGATGAGGAGCATCGTAATGTATCGTCCGGGAAGGAAGAGAAGTTCGCTAAGCCGCGCCGAGAGAATACTCGAGGTTTCAAGACTTCTGCGTATCATGCGATCCAGGATAATGGGGTTCCCGCGATGCATTCGTACATCCACGAGAATGATGTTGTGATCGGTAAGGTAACAAGCTTGAAGGCTGACCCGAATGGATATGCTTTCCGTGATTCGTCCACTATCCATCGCAACTCTGAGACTTGCCGAGTGGATGGAGTATGGAATGAGAAGAACTCGGACGGATACCCTTTCGTCAAGGTTCGTGTTGTATCCGAACGTATCCCAGAAGTGGGTGACAAGGTCAGCTCTCGTCACGGACAGAAGGGTACTTGCGGTATCATCCTCAATGAGGAGGATATGCCTTACACGGCTTCCGGTCTACGGCCCGATATTATCATGAACCCTCATGCTGTTCCATCCCGAATGACGATTGCTCAGCTGATGGAGACGATGTACGGCAAGATCTGTGCCGAGAAGGGTACGCTGGGTGACGGCACGCCTTACTCTCACTTGAAGATCGGTAACCTGCGGGAACAGCTACTGGCGCTAGGAATGCATCCTTACGGCAATGAGGTGATGTACAATGGTCAGACTGGTGAGATGATGGAGAGTGAGATCTTTATTGGCCCCACCTTCTACCAGCGCCTGAAGCACATGGTCGTGGACAAGAAGCATTCTCGTTCGCGTGGTCCGATTGTATCTCTTACGCGCCAGCCTTGCGAGGGACGGTCTCGCGATGGTGGTCTTCGTGTCGGCGAGATGGAGCGCGACTGTATGCTGTCCCACGGTCTGGCCGTATTCACCAAGGAGAGATTGATGGATGTATCTGATCCGTTCACGACCGGATTCTGCAAGAGTTGTGGAACGCTAGCCGTTGTGAATCCACTAGAAAACGTATACCACTGTGGAAACTGTGGAATGAAAACTCACTTCGAAATGAAGACGATTCCGTATGCCGTGAAGCTCTGGTCTCAGGAGCTGGAGTCAATGCATATTGTACCGCGAATGGTATTTGAGTAAATGATCTGATCTTAGAATAATAATGCAGTACTTAGTTGAATTTATGGGCACACTCGTGATAGTGTATGCCCTTCTTTTAACTGACACGAATCCTGCAATTATGGGGATAACCTACTTTGCAGTATATACGGTAGCTGGAGAGCTTTCATCCGGAACATTTAATCCATTAGGTGCTGTAGGGTACTATATGATCGGAAGAATGAGTTTGCGCGAAATGTGCTTGAATCTTTCGGTTCAAATTTTTGCAATGATAGCTGCAGTGTTATCATTTTTACCGATAAAGGCTTTCATAGGAGACATCTAATATATTCAAATGAGCCTGTATCTCTACGTAATTGACCCCAACCATCGTGATCAGATGCGCGAGCATGTCCGTAATCGTCGCGCCACTGATTCTGGAGTAGACTTGGTTTGCCAGAACACGTACCTAGATTTCACGATGTCGCGGAATGCGAATATCCCACCTCATTTGGGTGTGGAAATTAAGACTGGTGTGATTGCTGCTGCTGTTGATAAGCAGGGAAATTCTACGCCGTACCTTCTGCTTGCTCGGTCGTCTACGAGTCTCACACCACTTCGCATGTCTAACCAGATTGGGTTGGCGGATGCTGGGTACCGTGGCGAACTGATTGCTCGCGTAGACTGTTTGGACATCACTCTTGTGAACTATGTGATTCCATCAGGTCGGCGTTTGTTCCAGATCGTTCAGCATAATTGGCTGCCGTACGATCAGGTTATTTTTGTAGATTCGGCACAGGATCTACCTCTTCCTCCCGACAATCGTGGCGGTGGTGGATTCGGATCTACAGGGAATTAACTGATAAACTAAAATGATTCCAAATATACTTCATTTCTGCTTTGGGTTACAGAAGCAAACAGAACCGTTTGCATTCGTGTATTACTTGGCCATATTGTCTGCGAAATTTGTGAACAATCCGGACAAGATTTATTTTTATTACCATTATGAACCGTATGGCGAATACTGGGATAAAATCAAGAATTTATTAGTGTTAGAACATGTAGATATTCCAACGCATCTTGGAGACAAGCCATTAGTAAAGACTGCTCATAAAGCAGACATTGTTAGAATGACTAAACTTATGGAACGTGGAGGTGTGTATATGGATATTGATACAATCAGTATACGACCATACACTGATCTTCTTTCCAACAAGTGTGTTCTTTGCTGGGAACAAGAAAATATGTATATTTGTAATGCAATTATGCTGACCGAACCAAACAGTGATTTTTTCAAATTGTGGATGCATAATTATTACAGTTGGTTTCGAACGGAAGGATGGAGCGAAGCATCTGTAATTCTTCCGGCAAGATTGTATGCTAGTTTGAACGATAAATCAATCGTAAACGTACTTGATTCAGACTACTTTTTTCGTCCAGGATGTGAACACCATTCACGTATTTTCCGTGATGCAGGAGTTCCAGTTCCAGATAAGCTTATTACGCTTCATTTGTGGGAAAGTATGGATGTCAACCAAATTAATGTAATTGATAAGAAATGGATAGCTGATAATCCCGATACATTGTATTCAAAACTTGTGCATTTTAACCCAGATTTTTATGACTTAGCTAAGTAATGTTAGAAAGTTATGCCAAACCAAATTCCAATGATACAGCAGTGTGTTTATGCTACTTCAGTGCTGTAGGCTACAAACGTCCTCGTGAAAATTTTATGAAGGTACATTCTATGCTTCTTAAATCTGCAATACCCACATTTACAGCAGAGTGTATTATCGGAAACACTCCACAACTTATACCGAATCCCACTATTTTAGTACGGTCTAATTCGGCATTGTTCTACAAAGAACAGTTGTTTAATATGCTAGAGCCTCAAGTTCCAAGACAGTACAAAAATATTATTTTTATGGATTCGGATATCATTTTTAGCGAGCCAGATTGGGTAGACCGAATTTCATATACATTAAAAACATATTCTGTTGTCCAGCCGTTCAGCAAAGTAGTTTTTACCGATAAAAATTTGGATACTATAGAAGAACTTCCTTCATGCATACGGTATTTTAGAGAGACAGGCAAAATCAGTGGTCATCCCGGTTTCTGTTGGGCTATTTCAAGATCCCATTTCAAAGCTATGGGTAGATTCTTTGACAAGGCTATCATCGGAGCAGGAGATAGTATGTTTGCAAACTCATTAATGAAAATGACGGTACCGTTTGCATACGAATTTATATATAGAGACTACGCACAGTGGCGATTTAAAATATCAGGATTACCAGTATCTATTACTTATCTCGATATGACTATTTACCATCTTTATCATGGCGACACAAAGTCAAGGCAGTATGCAAGCCGACACAAAATTCCTCAACTACATGCTATTAAAACGTGGGATGAAGCCGTATACAAAAATAAAGATGGAATGTATGAACTCAGGAATCGGTCTGTGAATGATATATTCCGTAACTATTTCTTGTCTCGCAAAGAAGATGATTAAACCATATCCCGAATCAAGACTAGCGAAATAGTATCATGAACAATGGCTCCCCAGTATGCAGAATACAATGTGGTTTTCAATCCGAAATACATCCCGACAATGAGCACGATGGACCGGAGGAAAGTGTTGAGGATGGGGTTCGCGGTCGGCCAGAGTAGGACGTTCATTTGTCCTACGAATATTTTTTTCTTGCAGTAGAGCATAAACACAAAATGGGAGGTGGTCTGATGCAGCTCGTAAGCTACGGCGCGCAGGATATTTACATCTCAGGCAACCCCCAGATTACGTTCTGGAAGATTCTATACAAGCGCCACACGAACTTCGCCGTGGAGTCCATTGAGGTGACGTTCAACGGCCAGGCGGACTTCAACAAGCGCGTGACGGCTGTCATCAATCGTAACGCCGATCTGATGTACAAGACGTACGTCCAGGTTGTACTCCCCGAGATTGACCTCGGCGCGAGCGGCCTCTCTGGCCTCCAGGGCGCCGGTGCCGGTTTCCGCTGGCTCAACTACATCGGCCACCGCCTGATCAGCCAGGTCGAGCTCGAGATCGGCGGCCAGCGCATTGACCGCCAGTACGGCGACTGGATGCAGATCTGGACGCAGCTGTCCACGGATGCCGGTAACGTCAAGGTGCTCGACACGATGCTCGGCAACACGCACGACCTCGTGCTGATGAAGCGCTCTACGGGCCTGGCCCTGGATGCGACGTGCTCTGCGTCCGAGACGACGATCTCCTGCGTACCCCGTGCCGGCACGCCAGCCAAGACGCTGTACATTCCCCTCCAGTTCTGGTTCTGCCGCAACCCTGGTGTGGCGATCCCACTGATTGCGCTCCAGTACCACGAGGTGCGCATCAACGTAGACTTCGAGACGTGGCAGAACTGCCAGTACGCCGAGGCGTCTGTCGGTGTGCCCACGCCGGCGCCTGCCCAGTCCCTGGCCGCTGCCTCGATCTACGTCGACTACGTCTACCTCGACACGGAGGAGCGCCGCCGCTTCGCCCAGCAGTCCCACGAGTACCTCATTGAGCAGGTGCAGTACACGGGTGCTGAGTCGATCACGTCATCGTCCAACAAGGTTCAGCTGAACTTTAACCACCCCGTCAAGGAGCTCCAGTGGGTTGTACAGCGCGACTCGTTCGTTGACTGCTCAACGGCTGCCTGGCTCGCGTCGGTCGGCGGTGCCCAGCCCTTCAACTACTCCGATGACTTCTCCACAGATGGCATGATCACGTCCCTGCTCTCCCAGGCGTCTGGCACGAACGTCTCCGCCACGGGCGCCACGACGGGTGTCACGGCTCCCCTGGGCCAGGGCGCGACCCAGCCTTCCTCCGAGTACGGCGCGGAGACGAACGATGTCTCCGGCGTTGCGGAGTTCGAGTCGGGCGTCAACTACCTGCTCGCGAAGGTCATCCTGGACTCCGGCATCCGCTGCGAGGGCAAGAACCCTACGGAGGTCGCCAAGCTCCAGCTCAACGGCCAGGACCGCTTCACGGAGCGTGAGGGTGCCTACTTCGACACGGTGCAGCCTTACCAGCACCACAGCCGCTCCCCGTCCACGGGCATCTGCGTGTACTCCTTCGCGCTGCGCCCCGAGGAGCACCAGCCCAGCGGCACGTGCAACTTCTCCCGCATTGACAAGGCCACGCTCCAGCTCACGGTCTCGCTCAACACGGTGGTCGGTGCCCGCACGGCGCAGGTACGCGTCTACGCGCTCAACTACAACGTGCTCCGCGTCATGTCGGGCATGGGTGGCCTCGCGTACAGCAACTAAACGTTCACGCACTTGCTTGTGGTGGCGTATTGGTAATCGTAATTTACGAATAATAAAAACACAATTGAGTTTTCAAACGGAACTTCAATTGTGGTTATATAATTAATGAATCTAGTGTATTACACACTGGGGTTTGATAGCAAATATCTGGATTTGTTACATTTATCAATTAAGTCAGTTCGCACATATAATAAAAATATTCATATACTCGTTATATGCGATGAGTTGATAATAGATCAATGCGTGGAAAAGATGAAAATATTTGAACATATAAGGATTGTTCGATGCGCCGATTCAGTTAGTGCAATGGATTCGTCAATGAAAAAGATGAGAATATTTGACTATGATATTTCACAGTATAATAAGATACTGTTTATTGATTCTGATATTCTTGTGGACATCAACCTGGATAATATTTTTAATAAAATTGTAGACAACAGATTGTATGCTGGGATTGAATCATTTCAATATGATTTTCATACGAAACCCTGGCACTCGTTGTTAAACTATACAGAAGAAGACCTTAAATTTTTTAAGGATAATAGAATATTCGTATTTAATTGTGGTCTTTTTGGATTTTTGAATTCTGATGAGATGAAAGATCATTTCGCACATATATTGAGTATGATTAACAACTATGAAGGCGAATATTATTATGAACAATCATTTATGAACGTATATTTCAACAAACTTAATCTAGTTAATACCAAAGTTATAACGTGTAAAAATTACATGATGAACATAGATATAACGAAATTATCAAAACGATCATGGGAATGGTCGGTATATCGTAGTAAGATATTCCATTTTTGTTTTACTAGAGGAGCTGAGAATAAGATCAGAGAGATGGAGTGGTGGAATAAAAAGTTCATTCCAGTACCAGTGGTAAATAATAGGCCTAAGAAGTAAATGAACGCAGCAGGTTTTGCAGGAGGAGAACGTCGTAAGACTCAGCGCGTATCAAAGTACGGATCTCGTCGTAAAGTGTGGAATGGTACGGCTGAGAAGACGAAAGGTGGTCTGACGCGTAAGGATCTGAAGCAGAATAAGTACGGTCGTATCGTCAGCGTCAAGCGCAGTCAGCGTGGTGGAGCACTACAAGCTTCTCAAGGCGGTGAAGAAAATGATGAGGAATAAATAATGAAGGTCAAGCCTTGGCATATTGGGTGCCTTGTAGTATTAATTGCCGCTGCTCTGTATTTTTTGGTAGGTATGCGCGAAGGACTCGATAACCCTGCGTGCCCAACCGGGGGTCCAGGTATTCCAAGTGTGAAGCAGAGTGGCGGTCAGAATATTCGGCTGTACACTGCTGGAGAATGCTCAGCGCTTGGTGGAAAATTTACGGGGAATGGTCAGACGACTTGGGGCATGCCGAATAACAGTGTAGGCGAGTGTCTAGGCACCACGAACGGAATTAATGTTGGGTTCTGTAATCAGTCTGCTCCTGCTTCAGCTGCAGCTCAGGCTTCCGTAAATCCTGCGGCTCCTCCTTCGTTACCACTACCATCGAGCCCAGCAGGAACTCCTGGCGAAGCGAATATGACCTCTAATCCTGCCGTTCCGGGCCCTATTCCCCCATCGTATACTCTAACTTGCAATGCCTCGCCAGTGTCGGGAATGACTGGATCCGTAGGTATGCCAGAGACTCCTCCTGCATGGAACGTGAACCAGCCTCCTCCGGGACACAATTCTAAGCACGGATACACTCTGTATGAATAGGGTTTTAACGACTCGGACTTATAAAAATCGGCCTATTCGTATAGTTGGTTAGTACACGAGACTCTGAATCTCGTAACCCTGGTTCGAATCCAGGATGGGCCAAAAACCATTTTAAACGCACAATCCTTAAAGTTACTAAATGCCAGAGTTTATCGTCGAAGCGAAGACTGTCCAGACAGGCGCTGTTCGCACACTGACGGAAGCTCTGAAGTGTATTCTCGTTGAGATGTCACTCATCTTCGATAAGGAGGGAGTACGTATGGTTGCTATGGACAATACCCGCACGGTTCTCGTTCATCTCCGTCTGTACTCCGACAAGTTCGAGAAGTTTGCGTACAACCACAATCAGCCGAAGTTCGTGATTGGTATCAATACCGATCATCTGTACCGTATCGTTCGTACAGCCACGAACGACGACACGATCACGTTTTACGTTGACCAGTCAGATCCGAATACGCTCGGTATTCTGCTAGAGGATGGTGATAAGAAGCAGGTGACGCGGTACAAGCTCAATCTTCTGGATCGTGACGAGCCGGATATCCAGCTTCCAGAGACTGAGTTCTCGGCACACATTACGATGCCTTCGCTGGATTTCCAGAAGATCTGCCGTGATATGACTCTGCTAGGAGCCAAGACGGTTGAAATCAAGAATGTGTCTTCGTCTCTGACGTTCGGATGCAAGGGACATTTCGCTTCCCGAACGACCGTAATGGGCGACTCGGAGAACGAGTTCAGTATTCAGAAGAAGGAGTCGAATGAGATTGTGACAGGTAACTTCTCTCTGCCCCATCTCGTTCTGTTCACCAAGTGCACGAATCTGTGCAACAACCTGGAGATTCATATGAAGAACGATTGGTTCCTCATGATCCGGTACGTTGTAGCCAATCTGGGAGACGTGAAGCTCTGCCTTATGCCGCAGTCTACGTAAAACGAAATTATTTTAATTAAGTAACTGATATATTACACCCTATACTATGCGAAGAAAGATGAATATAACCGGAGATGAACTTTGGAACTGGTTTATTTCATCTTTAGACAAGAAAGAAAATGGCTGCTGGGAGTGGTCTGGGTGTCGCATTAATGGTAAGTATGGACTGATGGTATATAATGGTGGGGTTATATTAACACATAGATATGCATTAGCACATAATCTTAAAAAAGATATAACAAAAGATACTTATGTATTACATTCTTGCAATAATCCCCCATGTTGCAACCCTGATCATTTACGAGAAGGAAGTCATCAAGAAAATATGACTCAGCGTAACACTGAAGGAAGATTAGCAAGGGGAAAACAACACGGCGATAAAGTAAGAGGTGAAAAACAAGGTCAGTCAGAATTAACTGATTCACAAGTAATTGAAATAAGAGAAAATACAGAAAAGCTATCTCAAAATGGGCTAGCTAACAAGTACAGAGTTTCAAGATGGAATATTAGGCGTATCCAACAGGGACTTTCTTGGACGCATGTCTAATGCCTTGCTCAACTTGAACTTAAAGATTAAGATATCGTGAATACTAATGAGTGTTTTTATAACAGGAACTACAGGATATGTCGGAAAACATCTTCTGCGGTACCTTCTGCTTGCCGGGATTCCAGTTACAATATGTATTCGTCCAAAGAAAGGTGTGAGTGCCAAACAACGGTTCATGACCGAAATTGCTCGTCATCCTCTTTTTTTGAACGTTCCTTTCTATATCCGAATTGTGGAAAAGGATGTTTCTGAACTTGTAGAATCTGATCTTGCTGGGTGTCACACTATTATTCACTGTGCCGCCAATGTCAAGTTCACATCATCACTGGAAGTTTTGATGAAAGAGAATGTCCAAGCTGTTCAGAGCATCCATAAAATTAGTAAAGCTTTACGATTCGTTCATATTTCCACATGCTACGTCCATCCAAAAATTTCAAACTATGAATCGGTTCAAATCCCAACAGGGCTTCAACGTTCAGACTTCATTTGCGATTATGCGTATACCAAATACCTAGCAGAAGAATACCTTTATTCCCAAGGCGGAAACATAGATATTATTCGGTTATCTTGCGTCGGTGCACCACTTGAAAACTTGCCTCCTATTCGTGCCGGAGCACATATGTCTATTATGGAAGCCGTCTTGAGATCGGCAATTCCCGATATTTGGTTCCCCGTAAATTTTAGGTTCAGTGTAGTACCTGTAGATGTTGTAGCAAAAGAAATTGTTAAACACATTAATACTCCATGGTCAGGTCTTCAAATTCGGCAGTACGCTGGTCCTGAAAACAGTCGTACGTATAATTTGGACTTGCACGATTTGGCTAAAGAGTTGGGAAGCATGACAAAAATATGGACTGGACTTACGTTTGCCGAATTCAAGCAAAAGATAAGGGCTAAGTATTGGATGTTTCCGTCTATAGCAAAAACCATATGCGACAACAACGAGGCAATATCTTACATTTCCCAGAACATCGCATTCAAGTCATCAATTAAACTTCCTGAAATAGGTAATGGTAACTATATGAGTTTGACGGTGAATTATGTCCGTTTATTCACGCTTACCAACCCAACCAAACTAACTATGACAAAATTCGTTCAGAATTTGATTCCATACATCGCATAAACGCTTTCTGAACACCGACCAACCAGCCCAATACCTAAACACAAAACGCCCATAGTTTCGGCAATCATAAAATATGTAATCAAATCATCGGAAGATATACCTATTAAGTCTTTTGATAACGTATAGAAAGGAGATACTGTTTTTGTCAGATTCCTTTCTGCTACAATTGAAAAGCAAGCCTTTAGAAATATATGCTGAAGCCATATAACAAAAAGCACTCCAAATAGAAGACACTGAAACCAAAAAGCAGGATATATAGTGTAAGATATAGCAATTGCAATAACCAATGTACATGAAATCACAAAATGAATAACGCCTAAAATATATCCTAAAATTTCGCCATCAGTCGTAATCCAACCGTATAAAAACTCTACCGCCTTTCTAGTATACTGTTCTAACTTTTGGATAATTGGACCGTATTCTACATCTACAACTACTTTCATTTATTATTACTTCGGTCTTGCTTTATGAGGAGTATACGTAACATCCTCGCCAATCTTGAAGTTCTCAATTCCAGGATTCAAGAAATTGTTGTCGGAAACTGTGGTTGTCGTATTCCAGATCTTGACGATGGAGAATGGACCTTTCGGGGAAATTGTGATTCCAACAAGAGTCTCCTTACGATGGATGAGAAGTTCATTCGTAATACAGTGAACCATCAAATTGACGAACGTAGAGTGAACGACCTTATCTTCAATCTTCTTAGACCATGCTCCACCTGCTTCATTCTCAGGAACGTCCCACAGAGGCTTGAATCCGCGGCGCATAAAGAAGAACATTCCTGACTCCCAAGCTTCCTTGGAAATTGTATCCACTACCGACCAGAACTGCTGGGGTGTAGACATATCGACGATCTTGACATAGCTCTCCAAGGAATAATCCTTGTTGTTGGGATCATGATACCACAGAATCCAGGAATACTGGAGTTTTGTGGTCTCTATATCTGACCCCATTTTATACTCTTTATAGCGGTTCTTTAAAATGGATTCGTTTTTCGTATAGCCAAAGTATCTTATACAATACAATGAGCCTTACCGTAGCACAAATTTACGGGGTTCGTTTTGCAGAGAAGCTGTCTCTGCCCAAGATCGTTCAGGATAATATTGCCAAGTTGAGGATTACGCCGGTGGTATTCAAACCATTTCGGCCACCACCTCGTGCCCCATACCGTCCAAAGGAAAATTGGCGTGAGAATGCCCTTGTTGAAGCCGTTCGCCGAGTGAAGGAGCGCGATGACTCGGAGTATGATGAAGTGTTCAGTTCTCTGAATAAGATTGCGCCACGTACTCTGGATAAGCTGTCTGAGAAGATTGTTGGAAACATCAAGAAGCGCGACGAGATCTTCCGTCTGCGCATTACCACTCTGCTGTTCGATATGGCTATTTCCCAGTCTGGGTATGCTATTCTGATGTCCGATTGTGCCAAGAAGTTGGCAACGGATATTCCCGAAATTCAGGAAGATTTGGTCGCACAGACCGAGATGTTTCCGAAGCTGTACAATATGACCGAAACACTAACCTATCCTTCTTCCGAGGAGGCAGGGTATGCAGATAAGGTCGTGGAGTGGATGAAGCTCAAGGATAAGCGCCGTGGGTATGCCAAGTTCATGACTCAGCTGTTTGTTCGCGATCTGGTTACTGAACAGACGGTCGGAGAGTGTATGACTCACGTCTCTGCCGATTTGGCCGCTATGGCTAAGCAGCCAAAAACTGAGCAGTCGGAGGAGAATACTACGCAGTATGTAGACTTCCTGTTTGAGACGGCCAAGATTCTCCCGGCGACTGCCAAGGCACTACGTACTCTGATGAAGATGTTCATCCAGTCTGTTCTGGAGATCCCACGTGCCGAACTTCCCAGTTTGAACATGAGGTCTCGTTTCAAGCTAGAGGATGCTATTAAATGCGTTCAGTAGAATCAAGTTCAAAGGAACTGTTTAAATAAATGTCAGTACCTTCAGCCAGTGTTCTGCTTCGCGCGGCACAGGTATCTATTGCAGAGGACCGACCGATTTACCTAGATTATTACCAGGATAGCGTAGAGAAGAAGTGCTGCATTGGTGTTCGTGAAAGCGAGAAGTTTTTAGTGAAGTCGGATTCTGAGTACACGTCCACGATCCAGTCAGTTTTTAAGTGCGAGACGTGCTACATCATTATGACCGAGAACAGCCTGTACATTGTATCCACCGATATCCCAATCAAGAAGATTCTCGGTGCCCCGAAGACTGAGTAATCTAAACGGGAGTGATTAAGACTCTTAATGCTGGTGTTCCCTCCACCACACTACTTTTTATTTGAACCTTTGAATGATGTTGAAACACTCAAGCTTTGGTCTGCGTACAAACAAACGTACGGAAACCAGTGTGAATTTGCCGAAATAGATGCTGCGGAAATTAATTCGGTTGAATCGTTTTCCCCTTGGTTTGATAATTGGATCTCACAAGTACCCGCAAAGCAAGCTACACGTGTCAGAATCCTCATCATTTGGCATTCAGAGTTCTTGACGTATTCTTGCCAGCAGATGTTGAGACGGTCGTTGGAGAACCGGTCATTTAGATGTCGAGTATGGTTTCACGCAGAAGATCCTACCCTAATTCAACCAGCAATCCACAGCCGATGTATTACAAAACGAATTCCTACTTTCGTACACCATCCTATAATAAACTAAATGAAGGTCGTAGTATTTACTGATGGCGCTTGCGGTAGTAACGGTAAGAAGGGAGCTCGTGCAGCTTGGTCTGCATGGTTCCCCGATCACAAGGAAATGTCCGATGCTCAAGTCGTACCAGCCGATCAACAGCAGACTAACCAGCGTGGAGAACTCATGGGTATTTGCCAGGCAGTCCAAATCATCGAGAAGAACTTCCCGTATGAAACCGATATTCATATCTTCACGGATTCCGAATACTCTCGCAACTGTTTGACGACCTGGCTTCCTGCTTGGTTATCAAATAACTGGAAGACAAAGGCAAATAAAGATGTATGCCATCGTGATCTGATTGAGGATACAACGACACGTCTTTCGAAGTTCAATTCGTTCACGATTACCCACGTAGATGCGCATACTGGTGGTACCGATTACAATAGCGTGAATAACGCTATGGCCGACAAGCTTGCAACACGCGTCCTCAATCCTAATGAAGACGTGAAGGTGATTACGAATACTCAGGCAGCGATTGAGGGGTTTCCTCTAGCTCTACTTGGTCCTCCTGTTTCGGATACTATAATTCATAAGTGGTGTCGCGATAACTTGGATAAACTAGATCAGTCTGCTCTCGATGCCGCACTTGTTTCAGCTCTGTCCAAGACCGTAAAGAAGAAGGGGTTTGAGCTGTTGAAGCAGAAGCTCCATCGTAGTACCCAGTATCGCCTCGTGACCACTACGCATTTAATTGCTGAGGGAACAACAATAGTAAAAGAAGAATGAGTGTAGTAATATATCATTTCTGGTCACCGACGTGTGGTCCATGTCAGGTAATCAAGCCAGCTATTGCCGAGCTAAGGAAAGAGTTTGCTGCGGCAACTTGGGTCAGTGTGAACACTCGTGAAGATCCGAATGGATTCTCAGGAAAGTTTAGAATTTCAGTTGTTCCTACGATTGTAGTTGTATCTGTTGATAGCCAGGGAAAGACAAATATTGAAAAGCATAGTGGAACTCAGATGATGGGTTATTATCGAATTATTCGGAATGCTATGAGAGTAATTTCTCCCCAATAGATTCGGTAATTAACTGTCCATCCTTGTACAGATCTACATAATAGGTATCGTCGTCCGGCACCTTGCAGTGGGTAGAGCTAGAAGGAAGCGCTAGGTTTACAGCGCCATCAGCTGAATCGGCGGTGCCTTTTTGCTGCTGCTTGAACGCCACACCTGAATTCACATCAAGTAACCCAAAGTGTTCCTGGGTTGGAAGGTCTGGTGCAGCCGTTGAAACTATCATGGGTGAAGACGAACCTGGGAGCATCCAATAGTACGCTACCCAGTATCCAATCGTTCCTGATAGAATGCCAATGATCCATGCGGCAATAAGTCCGAACGTCATAGTCGGAGGGCAGGCTTTCTGCCTTCCGATCACCGCAGTCTGAATACCTGCCAGACCAAGGATAAATATGAAAGGAACTAACCATCCTAGTCCACTGACAGTAGAGTTAGGAGCCCACATACCGTTCAGGTAATACCAGCCAATGGCTAGTGTGAATACTAGCACGGACGGCGAGTATTTAGTATGAAACTCGGGTTTCCAAGGTATCAGCGGCATATCGCAAATCGCCGCCTCAATAGGTGGTGTTACCGATGCCATTAATTTACACTGTCTTTATTTTTGTGCCCAAGGAAGTCTAGAAAGAAGCTGAGCGTCGATTACAAAATTGAGGCCTACCGCTGCTACACCAACTAGAACTGGGATTACTAGATTCATATTCTCAAGGAACATCGCGGAAAACAGTCCGAACCATGCTAATGCCAACGGCAGAAAAATTACCACGGTTCGCGCAAGCTCCCACATGAACTTATCTGAAAGCTCTGCAGTTCGGTAAGCTACCATGCTTCCAAGTAGAAGTAGAGTAGCAACTATGCTGATTTGAGCTACAGCAATTCCTGTGTACCAGCCCATTGATTATTCCTGAGATACAAAATAACGCCAAACTACAAATGAGTGCTTATAGCTCGGCCGCCCAATGGGGTGGAGCTTGTAAGGGCGTAAACCAGAGTCCAATCAATTTGTCACAGTCATTCGCTAAACCTTGCGATATTCTGTGTGACCTTGTCTTTGACGAAGGGTACGTCAGCTCTGGTGTCGTAGAAGTCACATCTGAAGGAATGGTTCTGTACAGTCAGACCGGTCTTGGAACGTGTAAGTATAACGGTACAGGATACACGTGTAATGCCCTTTTAGTGAACCATCCAAGCCATCACACAGTTGAAAATATTCAGGCAGATGCTGAAGTACTTGCTCTTTTCACCAATCCAACAGGTAAGAAACTAGTCGTTAGCTCACTTGTTCGCGTAAATCCTGCTCAGACGAGCGCTTCGAAGTTCCTGAACGGGTTTATTCCGTACGCTTCGTCTACACCGACCCAGGTGAAGTTTGGTGACGATTGGGCTTTATCCATGATGGTTCCGCCAAAAGCAAGTTATTACTCCTACGCCGGATCTCTGCCTCTGGGAGGATGTGAGCCTGCACAGGTTATAGTGTTCAGTTCTATGATCAATATTGACTCGAATGATTTTGCGCTCTTAGTCAAAAACGTTCCTGCCGGGTCTCGTCCAGTTCAGTCTTTAGGTGATCGTGAAGTGTTTTTCAATAGCGGCGAGCAGTTACCTGGCGGTCAGATGCCTAAAGATGGAAAAATCTATATGCGTCTTCGTCCCAAGAAGGATGACGGTAAGAAGAAGGATTACGGTATTCGTCACCCCGATATTGCGGGACCCGAGCAGCGAGAAAAGGATAAGGTTGGATTTTTTGCGTACATTTCCCAGTGGGCTCGTGATCAGACTGAGATCAATGGCGTTTTCTCACTCATTAATGCTGTTCTCTTGTTTGTAGCTTTTGGTCTGGCGGTGTACTGTGCATATAAGTACAGCGAGAAACTCAAGATCTTGCTAGTATTAAACGATAAGGCATCAGAGACGGCTATTTGGGTGCGACAGCAAGTTGGAGGTGGAGTTGCCAATTACAAGGCGGCTAAACTAGCAACTGCTGCTTCTAGCTCGAGCTCTAGGTCTAGCTCTTCTAAACCAAGTCAGTTACTTCCTACGAAACCATCTCCTCCAATTGAAGAAGCTATTAAACCAGCAGCAAAAGCTGCCGAACCAGTGACTCAGTTTGTTGATAAACCAGCAGACGTTATACTCTCTAATCCAGTAGGAGAGGCAGTATCTGATGCTACCGAGACGTCTGAGAAGAAAAAGGGTCTCAAACGGGTAGATTCGGGGTTACTGTCTGATATTACTACAACGTCAAGACTAGAACGTGGAACTTCATCTCGTGCTATGGATTTGGGGTTAGGTGCAATTGGGTCTCGCGGAGGACCAAGTTCTAAACCATCGTCGGGTGAATCAACCATTTCAGGACAAAGTGCCGAAAATAAATTTCGTGTAGGGTTCGCTCCTAAACAAAGTAAGACTTCAACATTATCTGGCGTTTCTGCCGCGAAATCATTAGATAAACTTTTAACTTAATGCTTGCGCTCATCCCAATAAGTCTCGTACTCTTCGGGCTGTTCGTCCCATGCTGACTCTTCTTCATCGGCTTGACCATCTTCGTTATCCAAAGCATCCTGAACTTTATCCTTCTTAACACGAGCCTTACGCTCTACAGTCTGCCACCCATCATCCTCGGTCTTGAGAGTAGTCTGGGGTTCAGGTTCATATTCATCCTCCTCCTCATCTTCGGCTTCGTTCTTGGCGAAAGTAAAGTGATGACGACGAGGAACGACTGTTGGAATATCCCTTTCAGGAGCAATAGTTGTCTTGGTTTCCTCTTTTACTTTTGAAATGAAACTTGGGCGCTTGAAATCTGTCTGACGCTGACCAGCTACAAATTCAGGAAATTCGGACTCTACAATCTTATGCGGCTCGTTCTTCTTTTCAATCTTGCGATTGCGTAGATGGGGAGGAACGTAAGACATCTTCTAGAATGCGTATTCATTAAAAGAGAAAATCCGTTTTGAAAACGAACTTACATAGGATAGAGCCTTAAACACCAAAGATGACGTACGGAGTATCGATTTCAGCTAATGGAACTGTATCTGATGTCGCGATTCCGGCTAAGACTTCCGATGTCCTTGAATGGATTCGCAAGAAGTATAAGTCTGGAGAGTTTCAATACCAAGGAAAAATCCAGGACCCTCTGAAGGAAACTCAGTGGCTTACCGTATTTGCATGTCCATGTGACAATCCGGATGTGGCAAACAGTCATATGCTTCCATCACCATTTGATGAGGAAATGTACTCTGGTAATATCGTGATTCTGGCAACTGAGTCTGAAGATCAGGATCAGTATGATCTTCCTATTTCTGCATATACTAACATCAAGGCTTCAGATTACAATGCTCTGTACCAGGAATGGACGTTCGCAGACAATGAGGAAGATGGTGATGGAGATATTGTAGATGAAGATGAGGAGGAGGATGAAGAGGAAGAGGAGGAGGAAGAGGAAGCTCCTCGTGAAATTGTTCATCGTCCAATCCATACTCGTTCCAAGAACGTGTTCGTAGACTGCCCGATCCGAGATAAAGCCATTGAGAACTTCGCGGAACTTCTGGGTGATAAAGATCTAGCCACGACGCTGGAAAGCTCTGTCCTTCACGTGATCAGTGACCAGGCTTTGAAGGAGGGTATTGATGTAGATTGGGGTAATCGAGTATTCTGGAGTATGTATCGCAGTCGCGCAATTTCCATCTATGAGAACTTGCGGGACGGGTATGTTCAGAACTCTGAGAACTGGTCGACAAAGCTGAAGTCTGGAGAGATAACTCCCCGAGCATTTGCCGAAATGACCGCGGTAGATATGTATCCTCGTCGGTGGAAGGAATCGATTGAGCAGATCATTGAAGCAGAGAAGAAGTTGTATTCTAAGAAAAACAACGCTTCAATCTTCTTGTACTGTTCACGCTGCAAGAAGCAGGCTAAGTGCGACTACTATCAGCTTCAGACGCGCTCTGCGGATGAACCGATGACGACTTTTGTGACGTGTCTTGAGTGCGATCGTCGGTGGAAGTTTT